TACACCTGATAGTTTTTGTAAGCTACGTGTTCCTAATTGATATCCCATGTTTACCTCTTATGATATAGCCCCATAAATAGTGCCGTTATTAGTTACAGTAATTGCTGTTCCAGTAATAGCTGCACCACCTAGGCCGCCATTGTTACCACCTCTGGCACCCCAGCCGCCTCCACCGCCGAAGCCATTGTTACAACCTGTAGTACCTGCATTACCTGCTGATCCCCCTGCGCCACCACCGTAGCCATACGCCCCAGGATTACATTGGGCAGAGCCACCAACCCCAGGAAGTATACGACCGCCGCCGCCTCCTGCGCCACGAGAAATAAAGGCAGAGCCACTATCTTCGTAGTTACCCCCGCCGCCACCTGCGCCTCCTCCGTCACCACCTTGTGATGCGAGTGCGCCAGAATACTGAACACTACCATCTGAACCTTCTTGACCTATAGCACCACCAGCACCACCAGCAGGGCCATTTGAGCCGCCTGTACCACCGCCAGCACCACCACCGCCACCTGCTCCAGCACCACCACCGCCTCCACCAGCGATAAATGCACTAACAGCATTGGTCAAAAGTACACCAGTTGCACTGTTTTGGATAGCAGGGCCACCAGTGCCTCCACCACCGTTACCACCACGACCAATAATATAGCCATTGTTAACGATGCGAAGAAGCCCATTAAAGGCACTAGAGATAACAAGACCACCAGTAGATGTACTATCAGACCAAACATAAACACCAGAGTTCACAGTAAGTCTTATGGGGTCGATGCCATTCCAACCTGCACTTGTTGCAGCAGTGTATAGGTTAAGCTCTTGGACACTTGAGGAAACAACATATTCAAAAGCAGCAACAGTACTATAGAAATTGCTCATGTCAATTTCACCACTGGTAGGTACAGTGGTATTATTATAAGTAGTATAAAGCCCGTCACGATAGTACTCAGACATACTGATGGGATTAACCCCACCAAATTCAGTCTGGATATCTGACAATGATATAGGGTTGTTGTTACCTTGCAGAGCCATTAGATAGTTCCGTATGCAGTTACATCACCTGTTACAGTAAGATTACCTGTAGATGTCAGCTTCATCTTATTTGAACCACTATAGGCAAAAACTAAGTCATTACCAGAGTGTGTAATTTCCCAGTTACCAATTACAGGGTGAAAGTCGTTAGCAGTCGCATCAAGTTTACCGATAGTAATCCAATCAGAACCATCGTAAATCTTCAGTAGGCTGTTGGTAGTGTCAAACCAAAGTTGATAAGTACTAGGACTACTAGGCGCACTAGTTCCACTGTGTAGTGTATTGATAGTATCAAACGCATTGTTAATTGCTGTACGGGCTGATGCTGCTGATACGTTTCCGATTGTTATACTATTTTGTGACATTAGTAACCTACTGTTCCTGTTAATGCTGTGACCGCTGGAGACACCCCTGTATTAGTTGCGTTTAGTCTTACTCTAAACTGGAAGCCTCGACCAACATACTGTGATCCATCTGCTGGCCCCCAAGCTCCCCAAGTGGGTGACCCTGACGGATCATCGGGTGTTGCTCTTACTTCAACTACACTAGAGAAGTCACCAAATGCGGCATCTTCATCTGTCCAAGTATCCCATGTATCAGGCCATGTGTCCCATGTCTGAGGGATATTATCCCAAGTTTGTGCGTAGTCAATATGACGTTCTTGTGTGATTGTAGAAGACACTGTAGCTGTACGTGAAGACCCCAAGTCAATGAAGGTTTGATCGGCTAGTGTCTGACTACCAGATAAGTCCCCACCGAAGGTATATGTACCAGTTGGGGTAGCTGCACTTGTGTCGTTAATAGTAATCTCATCAGGAGTGGTAGTTGTGTCTACAGTGATATTAGTATTACTATTAGTATTGTAGTCGTTTGTCTCAGTCTGAGTGACAGATACACCTAGAGTTGGTAGTGCGGTAGGGGGTACTACAACATAACCTGTGTTGTCAGAATAGTTACCTGCTTTATCTACAGCTCTAATTAAAAATGTACCTGACTTAGCTGGTAGAGCTACGCTTGTAGCGGGTCTAGCAACACGTTTAACTACAATATTAGAGTTACCACCCCAGAGACCATTAGCATCACTCACGGAGGCTGTAGAAGTGTCTGAGGAATACTTTAGTTGGTAGTACGACAGATCAAGATCAGAGATAGGTTCCCAGTTAATGAATATAGTACCTTGAGAAATCTCAAAGGTAAGATCATTAGGATCAATGTCAGATGGTGGAGTATCTAGTGGAGCTAGTGGGAAGTCTGTGACATAAGACCATTCTCCCTTAACACCAAAAGTATTAACACCACGTACCCTAGCATCATAGTTAGCTTCGTCCAAGTCTAGGACTGAGTATCGACCAACATCACCCTGACCAATAGGAAGATAATTACCCACTCCAGAGAGCCTATACTGAACTTCTACATAGTTCAAACGACTAGCATCTGAAGAAGTTACATCAAGCTGTAGCTCACGTAATAGCTTCTCACTAACAACCTTGAAGATACCACCATACTGATTAGACGGAGCTATAGCTACAGTAGGAACTTCAAATGGGCTTAGGAGCCTTGTGTTGTCTCTCTCATAGACCTGACCATCAGAGATGTCATCATAGACACTCTCAGAGATTTCACGTAAGGTCATTTCTACTTGTAGGTCACTCTCTTCCTGTAGACCAAAAGTCCACTGCATGACCTCAAACTCTTTGTTAGTCCAACCGAAACGATCTAAGGTAAGACGTATAACATCCCCAACTTGTACTTGGAATGCTCTCAAACCAAATGAGGCTCTAACGGTAAGCTGTTGACGGTTACGTTCAAGAGTAATAAGAGCTAGACGACGAGCAATATCAAAGTCATCTGTAAAAGGTAAATCTAAGTCATAGACACTGATCTGACCATTGTCAGCATCACGGAAAGCACTATTAGTAACTTCTGCATAATCTGTAGGTTGATAGTCAGTCTCAGGGCCACGGAATGTACCCTTAACAGTATTAAAGTTATCACGACGACTATGACGAGTAGATACCTGAACAGCCGACCTTAAGTCATCTGTGGTAAATGTAAGGGTAGGAGCAACGTAGTGTGCTGCCTTTAGTCTCCACTTACCTTGACCATACCACAGAGTACCACCCATACAAGTAAGTATATCTGTAAGAGCATCGTGAGGGGTCATACCAGTGGTAAATGATCCGTTACAACTAAAGCGAGTACCACCTGTCTTCGTAGAGGCAGGATCGGGGTCATTTACATCATAGTCTTTATAGTCACAGACATCAGCAGCTACAATAATCTTAGCATCATCTATTGTAGAGCTACCCTCTCCTAGACCATAAGTGCTTGTTGTCAGATAGTCCCTTACACACAAGGCAGGGTTACTAGACCAAGCAGTGGTCTCTGTACGTGGGTCATAGACCTTCTTACCTTTAATCTTACAAGTTATACTTGGGACGTTATTAGGGAATACGTCAGCATCAAACTCTAATCTAAAATAGGCGTAAGCTACACCTTGTAGTTTGTGGTCAGAGTTCCAATCTACCCCAGCCTGAATAAGAGACTGAATAGCTGTCGTATTCTCTGAGCCACCATCTTTTAAATATATACGGACATAATCATTGTACCGACTGCTACTAATGCCTCGCTTATCAGTAGCTGATGTTGGCTTGTAGTAAGTAGCACCATTGCTATCAACATCTGTGGTTAATGTAAGAACTTGGTCATCAAAATAGAATGTAGAGAACTGTTCAATCTCATGTCCAGCAAAGGCAATTACACGATGTAGTATCTTGTTGTTTTCACCTGAGACTGCATCAAAGACAATAGCACCACCAACACGAGTTTCCCCGTAGATAATCTGATGGTCTTGCCTTGGCCCCCTAGTGGAAACTTGATATCCCCTGTTGGCACTATTTGAACCACCACCTGATCCTTGTAATCCCCTAGGTTTAGGCATAAGTCCTTGCAGAACTACACTTGTGAGAGCAGTAGTAGCAAGATAACCAACTACATAATAAGTAGCAAGGGTAATCCCTGTAGCTGTAGCCGCAGCAGCAGTTCCCCCTGTTAATAGAAATGCACCAACAGTTGCGACCATCTTATAGAACCTTCTCGAACTTGACTTCTGTCTTACTATAACCCAGCTTTAACAAGAGAGGGTCAATGGGATTTACTTCTGTTGTACCTAAGAGGATTATCTTTACACCATCTTCCTTGAGGCATTTCTCTGCGAACTTAATTAGCTTGTACCCTGTTAAGCCTTTTCTATGCATTGGGTGCAAGTAAATAGCATCTACAGTAGCTTGAAGAAGACCTCTAGAATGTAAACTAGGGGAAACGACACAGGAATAATAGCCAACCAACTCTTCATCAGATCGTACTGTAAAGACCTTAAGGATACCTGCTTGCTCAAGAGCTTCATAAGCCTCCCAGTCAGGGTCAAACTCTCTGATGTCTTTACGATGTTCAATCTCTATCCAATCTAAATATAGCAGAGGTGGTATGTCGGATTTAACTGAGTTAATAAACTCTTGCTGATATTTAATCAACAGTACGCCCCCAGTTTAGCTTAAGGTCTTGCATACCTTCTACAAAGTCAAAGCCTTTATCTGTAGGGTAGATAGACTTTTGATACTCTGAGGTGAAACGACCAACTCTTGCACGTTCAAGGTCTATTAGTCTATTCTCAAGGGTAAGCTGAATAGAAGCTGTATCTGGGCTTTCATTGATACTCATCTGATCCATATAGCCAATGAATACTTCAGTCAGACTTGTCTTAGTATCCTCAAGGAATATCTTACCACCGTCTTGTAGTAGGATGTAGTTAGAACCTTCAGTTTGTA